TCGCAGCCATGGGAATGGATTATCGTCAAACTGCGCAAGCACCTTGAGCTTGCCATCGTCAGAATGCTCATAAAAACCTGTAAGCAACTCACTAAGCCTGAAAAGATTCTCATTAATCGTGTCCGTATTTTTGGTAGTGGTTTTACGCAAATTAAGTACGGCACACACGATCTGCGTATTTAACTGGTTTAAGGGAATATCGCCACCCATATATGCAAAAAGGGCGTGAGAAACATCGCGCGCCTGTTGCCTATCGCATTGTGATAGCGCAGTGGGAAGGTAGCGCGTCTTAGACTCGCCATGTAGCTTAATGCCAACCATATTAAAGCACCTTTATTTTAAGTTTAACGTCTAAACGCAACCCCTGAGCGGCCAAGGCGTCGCCGTGAAAAAATAATATATGCTGTCGCAGCTGCGCTCTCGTCTTAATCTCTTTTGGTATATACTTAGACCTACGACCTATGTCATAAAAATCTAACACGAGCTGTCGCACGGTTTTTATAACCGCCTTGCGTTTTGCACCCTGCTTGCGAGCGAGGTACAAGTAAAACTTAACATAAATACGATCTATAAGGTATTTAATGAAGTTAATAGGGTTTTTAAGTCCTGGTACTCTTCTGGTTGCCGTAGCCATAAATAAAATTTAAAGTGAAATAAAATTATCGTTATCGTTAAGATGCACGCCGGTGCTGTAGGTACGTTTTTCAACAGGTTTAAGCGATTGAAGCAAGTCGTCGAGCTCTACGGCGCGCGCTATTGCGTCCCGCTTATAGTAGTTAGAAACTTCTTGAACCTTAGTCCCCAACGGTACGGCTTTTCCTCTTGTACTTGCGCGCTCGCTACTGAAGAACTGCAACACGCCTTCAGGAAAAATGGTTACCTGTAATCTTAAAAACGCCCAAGAAATAGCATAATAAATCATAACCTCACGCGATAGATCTAACATGCGCTGCATGGTGTCGTCCTCAATAGCGCTGCGCTCTTTAATAGCCGTATCTATGGTAGTATACGTTGCTGCCAGCAGTTTAGACTTAATATGATTGCGCTGAATACGTTTCAGTTCTGGCATAAGTTTAAGAAGTATAAGCCTGTTACCGTCAGGAAAAAATTCCTGCAGCTGCGCGGTAGTGGCTACCCATGTACTATGCATGGCTGCATACTCATCAGAGGCTATCCAAGCATCAAGACCGCTATCCTCAGATTCCATTAATTCTATAAGATGGTCTAGCGCTTGAAAGTACTTGCGCTCTAAGTTCTCGTTTGAACGGTCGAGCATATACTCCATAGGCACTTTACTATGCTCATCTGAACGCATTTTGCGCCCGTCTGGTGTGTGAGATAGATCCATATTAGGAACATACTGGCGGTAGGCGTCTAGCAGTATGGCCGCCTGCGCGGTTTCCACTATCTCAGTAAGCTCACTAGCTTCATACGCTGCATGTATCGCATCATAAGTGGTACCGCCTATAAGCTTATACAACCCACGTGATGCAAGTGTTACCTCGCGTTTCATGTGTATAAAACCAAAATCAGCATCTACCCAGCCTAACAGCGTTTTAACCTGCTCACCACCATTGTCGTCGTTAAAAAGTAAGTCCATATTATTCTAGATTAGCGTTGCGTTTGTCAGGTGTTATTTCTTGCTGTTGTTTAACCACTGGCCTATAAAATGCAAGATGACAATCTACCCCAGGAAAGTTTATTTTAATAGCATTGTTTATAGGTCCGCATACGATAGCCTCGTCCATAGCCATACCGCTCATGTGATTGTTGTGCGCATACATTTGAGTACTACCGCTGTTTGCACGATTGTTTGAATCTACATTTGCTAAGCTGGCATTCATGTTCAACCCGGTACTTATAGCATAGGCAGCACGCTCACTTAGCTTTATATAAGCCTCAACAAAATCTTTAACGTTTTGCTCGATAGGATTTATTTTCCAACCTAATTCCTTTAAATCCATACCGCTCTCGTCATAAAAAACCTCGGTATGCCAGAACTTACCGACATTGTCAACCCCGCCTAGAACCTTACCTATACTTCTCAATATATCCTGCTTCATCTCGTCAAGCATGCTTTCCTCATACTTCTTTACTGGGTCGTTCTCAAACCTCGCTTGCAACTGCTCACGCTTTTTGTCCCAATACTGTGCTGGGCTTGTTACGTGGTATTTAGGACTGATACCATTCTTAAGGAATGCCTCAAATAATAAAGGCACATTGTTGGACTGTCTAAGCCACGACAGCACGCCGAATATATCTGGTACCGCATATACATCCTGACAAAAGGAATACATACTGCTGTATTGCAGGCTGTGTTGTTTCGGCACATTTGCCATATCAAACAAGGGGTATACCTTATACGCCTCATTAAGCGTTTGTAACGATCCAAATGGCCGCTCACCTACAATGCCATACTTAGGGGTGTAGTTAAAAGTAGGTGAGTCTGTGGCCAACCTGCCACGAGATAACGTGACATGTTCCAATCTATTAATGTATGCCGCACCAGTAAGCGTACTACCAGCGGGCACATATATAGAAAAGAAAGCGTCCATGTGGCAGTAGTCTACTATGGCTTTACGCATATATTCTTTATAGTCCCATGAGTCTAGCCACGCCTGTACCTGTACCATAGCCTGCCAGTCAGTTACTGGTGCACCCTGTTCAAAGGTGTGCGTGCACAGGTAAGGTCCATGACCGTACATTAACTGTGCTTTCTTCTTAAGTATACCAGGTGCCTCATTGTTGTTCTTAACGATGTCTCGAACGACCAGAGGTAACCTATTATCACCACCGTATGGAAAGATGCGCAAATCACCGAGCTGGTGAAACGCATCACCCCAATCGAGGTTATGCCTGGGTGCAGGCATGCTATCTACATCACGTGGATTAGACAACACCTCAAATGAAAAGGAATGGTCGCTTGTGGTCATAACACCAGCGTTGCGGCCTACGGCTTTATACGACATAACAATGTGTTTTGAAATTTAAGAAGTAGCGGAGCATAGAATATACCCGGTTTGTTACTGTCTAGATCTGTATAATGTACGAGTACATCTCTTAACTGAGACTGGTCCGCATTGTAACCAGGTCTAAGGACACAACGGTTGACAATTTTAACACCCGTAGACAACCCCTTACTTGCGTTGTGCGATAGGAATTCCATACTAAAAGGAACGCCTTCATCAGACATAGCACGCATACGCTTAAGAATTTTCTTTGCTACTTTCATACCACAATGATATGAAGCAAGTACGTTGTATGCTGTAACGTTGAACTAGGACAAGCTGCGCTAGGCGGGTACTGGTTGGGTCGTGAAACGGCTTTAACTTAACTAGTTCATTTAAAGGTATTTATCATATTTCTGCGTGCGGGGTTTTTAAATTTTGCATAACACGGTTTCTAGCGGGCTGGGGTTAGAAAACATCCATACATATTTACTTTGTAAATATGTATGGATAGTTGCCTGATAATGTGTTTTTTATCGGTTTTTGTAATCTTATTAACGGTGTTTTTTTATAATATTTTAGATGAAATACCTTATAAAAACGTTGTAAATAACTGTATTACAGTGCATTAAACTTTACTATATGGAAAGTTTTTCGTATATTTAGGTAACTTTAAAAATCTAAGTTATGACTACAACACCTGAAGTACCAGTAAAAAAAGCGACCGTAAAAACGGCAGCTAAAAAGACCACTATACAAGAGGTCAAAGAAATTATTAACCCGTCGCCTGTGTCCAGGATTAAAAGGTTAGAATTGTTTCAGAAAATCGCAGATAGGCACACAAAGCTCCTAGAAAAAAAAGATGAACTAGACAGTTTTAACGTGGGAACCGATGGGCTAAATGAAAAGCTTGTTTTGCATTGCGGCGATTTATGTTTTGAGATAAGCAACTCGCAGGTAATCGCAAAGCTTAAATTAGGCATTGAGGATAAACTCCTAGATCTTATCGAGCAAAGCGGTAACGAGATAGTGAGTTACCACATTTAACAACAAGCAAAACCCCTTGCAACGGCTATCGCAAGGGGTTTTTAATTTATGACTACAACAAATAATCACAGTACAAATCTACAACAAAAAAATGACCGCAACAATATGCCCTTTACAAACGTATGAGCCCAAGTTCTTAGAACTGGTGTACTCTGCACTAATAAGCGTACAAAGTACTAAAGTAGACTACAACGGCAGCGACTGTATAGCAGTTTTTAGAAATGCCGACTTAACAGACATAGGATTTGCAGTGCGCAGGACCCAAGATGTTAAACTTCACCAAATATGGAGCAACGAACGACCAGACATCACAATAAAAGCAATCGTAACGCTTAAATACTAAAAAAAATCCAGCGCTGCTCTAACCGAGCAGCGCTGGCTTTTTATCAGTTCCCAACAAAATCGGGATCTGCTAGAACGATTTCCTTATCGTTCATAATACGTTGCCACTCTTTTCTCATAAAGAGATACTTCCCGGCATCACTGAAATTTGTCGAATACTTAACTAAGGCAATGCCTTTTAAAGTCTTCTCAGAGCTTTTGTCCTTAGTGATATGGCTAACACCATTTTTATCCTTACGCGACGATGTGCGAGTCGCCTGTATGCTTGTGGCAAAGTACGGACACATAAGTTTATCGATTAAAATCTTAGGCATTTTACTATTGTAACCACCATAAAGGCGTTTCATGAACAAATATTCCGCGTCTTGCCCTATCGTTGCCTGACCGCGTGACATCAGTTCTACTCGCCAGCCTGTTATATGGTTGTCTGCTTTTGTTAAACTTTCTGAAAGCCATGTTGCATAGTCTCTTTTTGTTGCGCGGTTCTGGTTACCTGACCTATCATAATAGGCACGTATCACCTGCGTTGGGAAACCTGCAAAGAACGCAAGGAAATCTTTACACATATCTTCTAAATCGTCTGGTGCCAGTGAATAAAACTCTTTAAGAACATAGTAATAATTACCACGTCGCTGTCCGATCACCATAGAGCATTGATTGCCAAAGTCAAGCCCTATTTCCAAAGGCAGGTTTTTGTCTAAAAATTTAAGAGCTTTCCAGCTATATTTGATTTCTTCTTTTAACGAGAACTTTTCATAATAACCGTCTACAATACCGTTATTAAAAAAGTGATGCTCGCCCAGAGTCGGGTAAAAACTCTCTCCCTTGTTTAAAATAGGCTTTAAGCTCACTACCGATTTCATAAATTCCGTAGGACCTAAAGCCACAAGCGAGTCTTTAAAGTAGTCTACTGACAGTACTCGCGCATTTGTATAGCTGCTCGTTGTGTAGAAAAGTGTCAGATCTTTACGCGCACGCGTCCAGTCTATAGTCCAGCGTTTTAAACTACCCAGCAGTTTATTAACGGCTGTGTTATTACCGCGTTCAGACTCTTTTTTAATATCTCTTTTGATACCGTTAAGAACGAGGCCTACTTGCAGGGCTAGTTCACAACGCTCTTGATCCATTTCCTTTTCCCAGTTTAAAATCCAGTCGTGCTCTTTGTCCAAAATGTCTGGCATATCTGTGGTAAAAGACACGCCACGATAATATATACTATGGCAAAAACGCACATACTCACCACGTATGGCGGGCATGAGCTTTTTAAGCTTACTAAAATCTAGATGCTTTGCCTCGTCGCCAAAAATATGCTGGTAAGAATTACCCGCAAGCGATGATGGTTGATCGAGCGAGCCTATAATCATAATGGTACCGTTCGTAAAGCATATGGTATGCTTATAGGTAAGCGGCCTCTTGTAGGCCTTTTTCCAAGAATCGGGAGGTTTTATGTCCACAACATAGTCCCGTCCTTCCATCCAACCCTTGCGGGTCCACCCTTCGAGCAGCACAGGCAATATATTTCGGTGCGCATCTTCATAAGTCGCAGCGACCCATGCAATGTATGCCCCAGGCATATCTCTAATCACTTTCATGCTACGCTCTGCAAGTATGTCTGCGGTTTTACCGGTAGCACGACCTGCAATCACGAGCAAATTTTTAGGCGACACGAGGTCTAGCCCCATCTTAGGGTAGGACGCAAACTCAAACCTTGCATTTTTTGTGCTAATCTTTGTAGGCATCGTCTTCGCGTTTTGGGAACATCTTAAACGGCAACAGGCCTGCATGCATCTCTACCATATCGCGCACCTTATCGGTAACATCTGGCAGGGCTGCTATTTGTTTCTTCAGGGCAACTCTATCTAGTGCTGGTAGCCCGAGCTCTTCGCTATCTACCGAGTAGATAATCCACGGCTCTACAACGCTATCGTCTATCTCTATCGGGTCAGGCTGATCTAGTCGTAGTACTTTGGCAAGATCTAACAAGCTTTTATTAATAGCGATAATGTCTTTTACATCTTTAGCAATAACTTGCGAGAGGCTTATGTTCTTCATCATCTTGTCCGCAATGATGTTGCGGTATGCATCTCTAGAAATTCCTCGCTCTGCATGAAAATACTCCATGGCATCGTCATGCACACGGCAAGCGAGCTCGCGCGAGAAACCTTCTACTTTTACAAGATGTTTTACAATTAAATCTCTATGGCCATACTCATCTATACGGTTGTGCATGCAGCGCACCTTTTCCATATAGTCTAGGTATTGCACAATGGCAACGGGCGCATCGCTGCGGTCGCCGTGATCTACAAATGCGTAGATGTCTGACAGGTCTATTTGAGATATATCAAGTCCCTTTGCTAACTTACCCATCGTACAAGTGTTTTTCTTTGAGTTCCTGCAGGTGGCGAGCTGCCTCGTCATTTTCTACCATTTGTATCATGGTCATGTTACCGGCACGAGCATCGGTAACTTTTTTAAGCTGCAGATCTGCTTTTACCTGTAGCTTTCCCAATTCATAGGCATCACGTACCAGGCTTTTAGTATTGAGCCATTCGTTTCTAAAAGAAGCAACGTTAAGCTGCAGAACTTTCGCTATTTCGCGCCAAGAGAAACCCAGCTCGCTGTACTCGGTAATTTGCTCGTAGTCTCTGCCTTCTAGTTCAAAACTCATGGCGTATCTCTATTTCTTTAAATAAGCTTTCGCGAAAGCGGTACAAGTCACTATCGCGTGCAAATAAATATTGTTCTACTGCAGCATTATTGCTCCAGTTACCGCTGCCCTCGATAACGTACTGCCCATTATCTGTATCTAGCAAGGTTATTTTTGCATGCGTCCAGGCAAACTGCACTTTAACATTAGGCCTTGTCGCAGCCATGCTCTTTAAATAGTTTATGGTCGTGGGATTGCGCTGTATCATAGAGTCACTTATAAGCAGCGTCATGCTCGATATCATGCCCGTGTCGTGCATTTCTATAAACGCATCTACCACACTTGCTGCAAGACTGTATGTGCAGGCATACATGTGTTTTATATGGTGCAGCTCGCCCACAAATGGTATGAAGGTAAAGGCATTAAAAGACTTATCTGAATGCAAGAAAAAGAACTCCTTGTCTTGCGGTAATCGTTTTAAATCGCGCTTTACGTTTCCTAGTTTCTGAAAATGAGCGAGCAGATACCTCGAAAGGTACTGCTCGCTTTTTTTTTGCTTTTCTAGCGCTTTGCGCCTTGCTGCAATATCTATAAGTCCTTTACTCGCTGGCATCTACTTCTGGTTCTGCAATCACGTCCTGAGCATCTAGCACCTCGCCAGCAGCAAGTTGTTTAGAGGCCGCCTCTTTAAGCACAGCTTCCATCGCTTCTTTCTCAGTCACATACTCATTTATACGTTGCTGTATGGTCGCGCGGCTAGCGTCACTCTTTGCTGTGGTAAGCTTTTTTGTGTTGCTCAATATGTTGCGCTCGCATTGCTTAATGCGCTCTGGGTACTTTGCAAGGTCTAGGGCTTCTAGTTTTTGGGCAAGCAGGAGTTCTTTAAGTTTAGGGTGAGCACCCAACACTTTTTTAAATTCCCCGTAGTAGGTAAGTTCCTCATGAATGAGCTCGTTTAACTGCCAGTGCGCGATAACTGCGCCGCCTAGTTCAAACAGTTGCTCTGCTGTAAGTGTTGTCGCTGGTATGCCTTGCGCCTCGTCGCCGTATATAAGAATACTGAGCTCGCCATGACCCGATACAAAAGCACGGTATGCCGTCATCATATCACTTACCAAGACTTTTAACACGTCTGGCGTAGCTGCATCGTCTATAAATGGGTACATTGTAGCTATTTTAAAACCGTCTTTTGCAAGGTCTTTTGCGCTTTCTAACGCTGCATGTAAAGCTGCTTGTAAAGCTTCTGATTCAATATCGACACCTGGCATGGCAACATCTTCTACGCCACCAGGCGCAGCCTGAGCGATATCTAAATCGCCTACAGACAAATGCATCTTAAGGTCAAAAATAAGCGAGTCCAGTCGCTCTATACTGAATGCACCAGCGTTATAATATCGCAGGTTGTGCAGGCCTGTTTTTAAGGCCAATAATAAAGCCTTGTTATACCGCAGCTCTGGCAACGACTTCTCGTTACAAATTTCTATAAGTTCCTTTTTATCGCTCATGGCTCGATTTTTTAGATTATAATATTTATGTAAAAATGCAACCGCCTGTCATGTTTTGCTGTAACGTTAAAAAGCCCCGCATGTGCGAGGCTTTTTTTTATTTCAAACATACTTTATTCTAACTTCTAGATTGCTCTATAAGCAGCGTTGTCGAACCGTCAAACAATACTTTAAAGGTAATGCTCGCGCCTGGCAATGCTACCCAGCTGATACCGCCTTTTAAACGCTGTTGCACGGCACCCGTCACAATGTTTGCAAGGGTAGCAGGGTTTGCACCGCCTGCACCCACAAGGGTAAAGGTAGCGTCCTGACCCAGTGTTACACTGGTAAAGGTTATTGCAGTAGACGCTGTTGCGCTAGGTGCAAGATTGTACTGCTGCGTGCTGTTTGCCGCAAGTATTGCAAGCGCAAACGCTGCAGGCTGGTTTGCAAAGTTCAGAACTTTTGCACCGGCATAGTTACCTGGTAAGTAACGCGTACCTTTAAACTGCTTAAATTCAAAAGTAAATTTGTCGCCATCACTACCTTGTGCCTTTGCAGGCATTAAGTTCATGGGCGCACATTTTGTACCGTAAAACTCTGGCGCATTAGCGTCACAAAAATCTACTATTACATAACATGGTATGCCTATCCAGTGAGCTGCAAACTCTTTAGATCCTATTGCGTTGCCAGGATGCTCGGCCTTTACTTTTTGCATTACGCGTATCGCATCTTCGTCACCTTCTGCGTCGAACCCGGTTTCGGTCTTGGAAACGGTGCCATAAAAGGTTTCCATTTTTGCGTTAGGACGCATAACGATGTTGCCTAGCATGGTCACATCGCCGCCGTCTCTACTAGGTACAGACAGCACATCGTCTGCTGCGATAATGGTTATTATTTGTTCAAAAGCACTAGGAGCGCCTGGGCTCGCTATGGCATTTCTTGGAGCTGATTTTCTCATTTCTCTATAGTTTTTAAACTACCGCCCTTAGGCGATAGTTCTGTTAGTTTCAGTGAATACCCCATCTATTACCGTGAACTCTACAAAGTCCGCAGCAGTGTCTAGAACCGCAGCACTTGCAACACTTACATTACCTGCAATATTAGGTATGGTAAAGGCGCGACCTGCACCGGTAGCAGACTGTGTGATGGTTACCTTGCGGCCCTCAACAGCATTTGAAATACTGGTTAAACTTTGCGCGGTAGTACCTATGTAGCTAAAGTTTGCACCATCATTAGAGTCTATTGCATTACTTGTAAATGTTACCGCCGCACCTTCAGGTGTTACAGGTGCATTTGTGGTACGCTTTATCTGTTTCCACGTACCATTGTTGTTCTTAAGTAAAAACAAGGTAGCGTCTGCTCGTAATAGAAAATCTGTGCCTATTAACAGTTTAGCATTTGCTTTAACAGCTGTGCCTGAAGCTGCACTAGAATTTCCTCTAAGCTTTAGAACCATGCCTGGGTAGCCGCCAGTAATATCTACAATATCTGTAGCCCAACCAGACATAACGCGCACATCGCTAAATGGCACATTTACAATACCAGTGGTATCGTCATACACCGTTACATTGTGTGTAGGCGCAAATAATGGCTGCCCATTAGTCCACACACTTTGCACCTTAAATGATACCGGGTCACCGTCAGCAACCTTAGTACCTAACTGCTTGAAACGAATACCTGTCTTATAATCACCAAATACGTGCATGTCGCGTTTGTCTAGGTCGAAACGGTAAATATTCTTCTCGTTTGCACGATTTTCCATAGGTTCGATATTATCATCAAAAGTAATGATGTGAATATTAGACCCCTCTAAATCGCGCAGTACGCACAACTTGATGTTTTCGTGATCTTTAACAGACTCAGTCTCGCCTGTAAAATCCATTTGTACACCAAACTCACGTCTGTACGCAAGGCGATATAAACGCATGTGCGATGCAGACAGGTAATAAACAAGGTTAGGCTCGTTAATTACTTCTTCTTTCAAGTTTTTAAGAATCGTGTCTTTTACATGAAAGTACATGTTTGCAGCAGTAGGCTCAGACTGGTTAACAGTTTTTACCTTACCGTCTACATAAATTCCATCCCAAAGTGTTTTAAGAAGCCCATTCATGCGCTCTTCGGCCTTTCCTGGTATTTCTAAACCATCAGGAATAGGAGAGTAAATACCTTTAATGCCCGCATAACGATCTTCTAAACGCGCCTGCTTGCTTATCTCGACTAGTAAGTATGTTACAAAATGCATTTTAAAAGGAGAAGTCCCCTCTTTGTTCCACATGTTTAACCAGCTAGTTTCTATTTGCTGCAGATCATAGCCAGAAAAAGTCAAATCTATATTCACAGGGAAAACATACCCTACCTCTGTTTGAATCTTTTGCTTTGTCTTAGGCAAATAGCTACGTTTTCTTGCTTGTGTTACCTCGCCGGTAACAATGCTTGCGCCCACTACTCTATCAGAAACGTCAAAACGTGTTTTCCAAAACGAGGGATAACCCTCTACATCACGGAAAAGAGAATCAATAGTTGTCGGGTTCTGGCGTGCATAGTGCTCCGCATCGCCCTTTAAGAGCTCTAAATTATTGCTGTCACCCCAGTCAGTGCTGGCCACGGTACTGCCAGCTACCGCCTGTGCGTTCCAAGGTCTGTCTGCAATCGCATCCCACGTAGCGCCAGTGCCTAAGAAGTGCGTATTGCTGTGTACTAGATTTTTCATATTTGCATTTTTAAAAACAGCTGGTGCAGGTAAATCTTTTGCACTTAGCAAGTCATTGTCTGCTTTAAGTTTAGTTACCTTGGCCTGTACGGCTTTTAACTGATCAGTAAGATTAAGCTCAGGATTTGCTTGTGTAGCTTGACCGCCACCAGGATCTAGCCCATCCTTAGTTATCTCATCTTTTTTGAGCCCTACACTTTCTTGCAAGCTGGCAAGTTGTGCACGTGCATCGTCAAGCTCAGTCTTAACCGCGTTCACGGCTTTAAGCTCATCATTAAACTGCGATTCTATTGCTACAATCTCATCTTCATTGTAACTCAATAACGCTAGCTGTGCCCTGTCGGCAGCAGTAAAGCGGTAATCATCTTCGGCGAGCTCTGGGAGTTTTGTCATCGCAAAGATTGCCATCATTTTCATTAAGAATTTCATAACTTAATTTTTTTTAGTTAATATTTATTTTGAATAGCAGTCTATCTGCGTAATTCCTCTATCTCGTAGCGCTCTTTTTTATTTTGCACCATTTGCTCTATACTGGCTATACCGTCTATAAGACCTAGGCGCATAGCGTCGGCATAGAAATAGGTCTTGCCGTTAAGCACGCCTTTTTCCTCAACGAGTTGCGGTCGAGCTGCACGCACTGCGTCTTGAAATTGTACTGCCATAGGAGAGAGCATCTCCTTTTTAATACGGTCATAATTCCCAGCAAGTACTTCCTCAAAAATGAGATTCTTCTCACTAGACTCATCTGGCGTAATACGATGGTATTTATAGCCCATTTTCTCGTGATACGGAATCGCATCCATAAACGAGAGCTGCACACCTATACTGCCTACCGTACCCGAAATGGTGTTATCCATGTAAATAGAGCCACCCATGGCACATGCAGCCCAATAGCCTAAACTACAGGCCTGGTCTACAATTACTTTAACCGGTTTTTTATTGTTAAGCCCAAACTGTATAAAAGGTGCTATCGCATTCACACTACCACCTGGGGAGTCTATGTAAAGAATAATCTCGTCTATGTTAGGGTTGCGACTAGCTTTGTACATAAATGAAACCAACTCATCAGCGCCGTAAGTGCAAAAATCGCCATACTTAATTACCGGGCCTATCATGCTCACTACCGCGGTTGAACCGCTACGTATCTCACCATCAAAACCACGGCCTGTTTTAATACCATCACTCCCATATACATCTACAACAGCCGCTTCTATAAGAGCAGGATCACTTGAAGTGGGCTTTTGCGCCATCACATTCAGTTCACCCGCCATAATGCGAGAAACCATCTCACCAGCGCCTAGCACATATTGTGAATCGAGCATCCATGTACCGCGACAAATTTCGTTAAGTAGAGAATTCATTTTCATGCTACAATAATAGCGAGGTGTTTCAAATGCGGCTGTAACGTTAAGGCTTTACAAAATGGGGCATAAAAAAACCACCCTGTTAAAGGTGGTTTAAATGGTGTTTAAAAGGAGTTTAATTAAAACCGATGCGATTCATTTGGTTTTTGTCCAGTTCTGCTGGTACAAGGTAAGGTCGTAGTTCTAATGCGCCATTTATACGACAATAGTTTTCAAACGACATATTTCTCTTGTCGTTCCAGTACTCGTGCAGGCTTGTTTCAGAAACTCCAGACTGTTGTGCAAGCCAGTAGCGTGTTTTGCCTAGTGCATCTAAGCGTTCTTGCCAGTAGTTAATAGTGAAGGTGTGCGCTGCTTTTGCAGCTGCGAGATAATTTGTGTTTTTTTCTTTCATTATAAAAATGATTTTGAAAATTTGTTGTTTTTAAAAAGGTCTGCTATTCCACTCAATTGTTTTAGACGCAAAATTTCATCTGCATCCATACCTATATTTTTCATTATCCATGCATCACTCATACCTGCCTTAACCAGTTCTGAAACGATATTGGTCATTAACTCTATCGAGTGAGAGCCTCTAGCCCTGTTATGCCTTATAGTAGAAGCTATTCTATTAGATTCGTCTTTATCAATTACTACAACTGGCAACATACCGTTTTCCCGCTCGAAAATATCTTTATGTCTTTGCATAACTGTGTATCTATGAAATCCATCTACAATTTCGTATTTATCACTTTCTGACAAATAATAGCAAACAATAGGCATAGTGTAGCCGTCTTCTTTAATGGACTTGTATAATAGTTTCATTTCTGGTGGCGCAACTGCATTTGGATTATAGCTGTTTGCCTGTATTTTATCTATTGAAACTGCCTTAACATTGTAAACTGGTGAGGTCATAATATTGATTTGTATTTATTTATGGTTGCGGTTCTTTTTTCAATTTCCTGTTTAGTTAATGAAAAACCCATGTACTTGCACAAGTGGTCGTTTTTCATAATACAAATGCACATTCGTTTATAAGTAGGAATAAGATTAGCATCAGTGCCTTTAAAATCGTCTAAGTAATCCATTTTAACAGGTTTTTTATCTGTATTGTAGTTAGATTTATCTAAAATTTGAATCTCAATACCTGCTTCTTTCAATTCTAAAATAGTAGTGTCAGACAAAACACCACCTTTTTCTTTCCAAAAATTCATAGATGTTTCTAATTTTGAAATATAATTTATTTTTGATTGTTCTGGTAAAGTTGACAGTAAAAAATACATGTAACTTTTCCATGTATGACTTTTAGGTAACTCAATACTTTGCCACCCCATTGCTGTAGTGCCTCCATAAATACCTGTAAAATTAACACCATTGACACGTCCGACTAACCTTGCCCAATTGTTAGGGTCAATTACTTTATATAATTTTAAAGAGTCTTGTGCTGCTGAAATAAAAGGACTTGCAACTCGCATTTGTTCAACTCCTAAACCAGCTTGATGGTATAAATCATATAGTTTATTGTAGGTCCAATTAAACTTTCCATTTGCCGTCCAAACATCTGTAGTAAGCCAATCGTAAATTGGGTAGGCATTATAAACATTTTCACTAATTGTTTTAGTCCACTTTAAACCTTTATAGTTTTTATAGTTTTTTTCAGAATGAATTGCGCGCCATCTGTGTAAACTTTCTTGCGTTCTTATACCAACTAAACATGCTGTTTTATTTGCCTTTTTAAACTTATGGTACCAAGAAGAAAATTTTGTTTGAAATTCATAGTCACTCATTTTAGGTTTCCAAAAATCAAAATTGTGGTTATCTTCATTTATACCGTTTACCGGCATATCTCGTACCCAAATACTGTGTTTTGATTTTTCCCAAGGAAACCAATATGCTTGCGTCATAGATGTGCTAGTTGTTACTTTTGTAGGCAAACAAACTCTATAAATATCAAATATATCTTTATTTGATTCTAACACTTCATCAACATAGTCTGTTGTCTGTTGATATTGAGCTTCATAATCTAAATGAAAAACACCTATTTTTCTAGTAACATTATATTTACGCATAAAGTCGACCACCATATTGAGCATAACTCCACTGTCTTTTCCACCAGAAAAAGAAATGTAAATGTTATCAAATTCATTAAATAAAATCTCTAATCTTTTGTTTGAAGCTTTATATACGTTCATTCTGCCAAAGTTTTAAATTCTTCTAAAGTCAATTTTTTAAACTCGTTCAAAAAATCCGCTTTTTTATCTACGTTTTGATACATCATACTTTCCAGACCTACATTGCCTATTAATCGTCTTATAATGCAGTTCTTTTTTTGACCTGTACGGTAAATGCGTTTTACAATCTGATCAAAAAGACCATAATCCCAATGCTGGTCAAACAACAGCATTTCGTTATAATCCTGTAGATTCAATCCATGACCATGCTTTTGCCAGCTAAGAACTCGTGCTAAGGGAAACTTTTTCTTCAAGTAATTTTGAGTAACTACAAATTTAGCAACTATAAGTGTTTCTGGATTGTTTTTTAAAACATCAGCAACTATTTGTAATTTTTCATTGCTTAGAGAATAATTATGCTGCAGTTTTTGTGTTAGCATTAAAAAAAAGTTAGGCTTTGCCATAAGCCAATCCTGACTTAACACTTCTTCCATTATACGCTTATGCTCTTTTTTTTCATCTTCTTGTAGGTCGTAGTTTATATCGATAAAATCAATCCCAACATCTATATTCAAATCTGCCCTGAAAATATAAGGCTCAATGAGCCTGTATAAGAAATCCATGTTATGATAGGCCACAATCCATTCTTTAGTTCTAGACCTAAATGTCCCAGGCTTCTTAATGATCATTTGCTTATACTCACAAAAACTATTCTTAAATTCCCCTATACTCATATTTAAAATAGCAGGTGATAGAAAATCAATTTGTGCTTTTAAATCTAGCAAGTTTTTGCTTAATGGCGTGCCGTTTAAAATATACTTGTACTCTACCATTTTACCTAACTCATGAATGCGCTGTGTGCGCTTTGCGTCAGCGTTTTTAATTTTTAAACTTTCGTCAACTATGATTACAGGTTTCCAGGCAACAGATATTTTTTTATAAAGCTGTAAATAAGTTTTATCAGACATTGAAACAGATTCAATACCAATTAAGTCAAAGTCGCAATTAAAACTACCCCACTTTTGTATCTCGTGTCTAGTGCTTTCCTTATAATTATCAGTATGTATGCATTGATATGGCGCTAAATACAACACATAGTCAGGTTTTAAGCTGTTTACTAGCTCAATTACCGGGCGTGTTTTCCCTGTACCTGCATCCATAAAAAAAGCGCCTACTTTAACCTGAGACAGTTTTTTCTTGGAATCAATTTGGGTTTTTAAGGCTTTCATTGTGAGTAATTGTTAAAGGGTCCAGTTTTTCAGGAATATGATGGACATATTCTATTTGACCAATGTTTTTACCATCTTTTGAAAACATTGTCCACTTTTTAGTGCTGTATTGTAAATCTTTTTGCTGTAGAATCCATTCAGTCATCCAGTAAGCATCGCTTTTATTTACATCGTGGTCTATGCCGTAAACTTGGCTTTTAGGTATAAGGGCCTCTGAACCATCAAAAGCAATAGCCTTGTAACATTTCGGGGAAATACTTACAAGGCTTTGAAGCCTTACTGAAATGCATCTAGGCATTTTGTTCGATTAATTCATAAGATACATAGCGATCAGAATCACTACACCAAAAAATGCCTTCATTATCGTAAGCGTTGACATGTGTTTTATTTCTGTCAGCGTCCAATAAAGCAATTTTACTTTTCATTTCTTTTATTTCTGATGCAGTAAAATAGCTCTTCCAGTATTCCTGTCTGTTTTGAAAACCTTCAGCAGTTTCATCTTCTTTGGCAAGATCCCAATGAGAAATTACATCGCCTACTATAAAATTAAAATCCCCGTCTTGACCGCGATATCCAGAATATTGCACACGTATTTTTTTTCCTTGTAAATCTTTGATTTTGCTTAATAATAAAGGTTCCATAATGTTAGTTTAAATTGTTAGTACTTATTGTTTGATGTACCAAATATACAACATACTTTGATATATCAAAGCATTAATGATGTTTATTTGTTAAACTACACTATAAAACCGATTAAACGCAAAAAACCACCCTATGAGAGTGGTTATGTTGCCTAGTTGTTTTTGTGATTTACGCATAATTTTAAACAGATCTTAACTCAACCACTTCCTAAAATCTAAGCCCTTAAAATAGCTCGTTACAAAATACCCGACTAATAAGAAAAGAATAAGGATCCACCAAGGAAAGCCTTTTTTAGACTGTAGTTGCGTGAGCTTGCTTTGATTTTTTGAGCTGCCCTGCAGCTTGCTTTCTGCGTTTGTCTTGCTATTGCTTGCTTGCGCTTCTTGCTGTGCTGCGGTGGTCGTGGCCGTGCTCTGTGTGTCTTTGCTTATGGTCTCTTTTTTAATGTCCTTAAAATTTACAAAGGTCGTGACTTTCTTGCCGTCCTTAATTTCTTCCGTTATCGTGGCTGATTTTGTACTGTCTGCGACCTTGCCGGTAAAAACCACTGCTGCACCTCGCTCACTGGCCACAACGGTAGCAGCTTGCTGTGTGTCACGCTGCGATGTAACACTGGCAGTTTGAGAACTGCTGGTCTCTTGCGATATAGCTGTCTCGCTTTTTAATTTGTCTACCGTGCGCTTGCGGGTGCCGCAGCTGCACAGGATCAGAGCTATGATTATAATTACTAGTTTTCTCATCATTTTCTCTATTAAAATTCTTTAAGTAGCACCATGCTTATACGCCGCTGGTGCTTTACCTTGTGCAAAATCTCTAAATACCTGTCTACGCCTGGTACGACAAAACAGCCTACAGACCAGCCGCCTATAAGACGACGCCAGAACCCGGGGCGCATGGCATAGTCCACACCGTGAAAGTTTATACCATAAATACCTATAACTTCTTTACCTAGCTCTTCTGCCTTGTTATTGCTGTTATTGTCACGATAACCTACTATACTATTTACTTGGCGCAATGCAGGCATGCGCCCGCGGTGCAGGCCATAGGACCATAGATCATGATGCCACATGTTTGATTTTGCAACAAAGGTTCCGAGCGCATTGTACTTTATAAAGTTGCGCAAACCTGTGGTGCCCGAATTTGTCGTGCACGCAAAGACGGTGTTAAACTTATCGCCCTTAAAAAGATAGCCCTTATCGTCATACACGTCAGGCGCGTCCTCGCTAGACCGCACAAAAATAAACCAGTAGCCTGCTGGTATTATACCATTAAAACCTGTAACCTCGCGCACCTGCGCAAGCAGTTGTGCCGCTGTATAATTGCGCACCTTATTGTCTTGAAACTCGCTCATAGCTACTTATTTAAGAATTTTTGTAATTTGTTTAAAATGCC